CACTTATTCGCCCCAAGAGGGGTGCCCACGGCTTAAAATTGGACTAAAGCTTAAACGCCACACCTACGCGGTCTCCATTTCTGGAACTTACGTGGGGTGGGAGGATGTAGCAAAATAGCTCATCTGTTGATGACTCACCGGTATTCGGCCGGGAGTGCGTTAACGCCGGTGTGGCCACTTCCACACCCTGGGTTCATCCCTAAATGCGCAATCAGAGCACCAGTGAGTATAAAAATGGAATTACCGGTACGTACAGCAGTCCCCCATTAGCAATCCCCATGGCCTATCGCAGGTTATCGCAAACATGGATCGAGAGCTTTTGGACAACCCTCTGTTGGAAGTCACCTTGTGTCCTAATGAAAACTCCAGATCTCCTGACACGCAGTAGAATGGCTCGTTACCTCCACAGGTATGCTCTCGCCGGCCGGACCCTGGCGAGCCCAATCTATAAGTCACCTCACTATGAGAGCCGTCATCACGACCATTCCCCAGGACTTGAACATTCTGGGGTCTTTACTCTTGTTCACCCAAATCATCACGAAAAGGTATGCGCACACAGAACCGTGCACGCAAAGGACGCGCTAAGGGACGCGCGTCCAAGAAAGGCGGCCGCAAAGGCAAACTCAATTTCCAGCTTGGACTCGGATGGAACTCCAGCTCGAAGTCGCGCGTTCGAAACCGCGGCGTTATGGCCGTCACTGCACCCTCCGCTGTGGGCTTCGCCCTCCCCTCCGCAACGTTCAATATCATTGGGCGCCCTCTCGCTGTTGCTGATTATGACACCACCCGTGGCATTCGCATCAGTGGGTCGGGCTTAGCCAGCTTTTCGATCGTCAACGCACTATTGACGCCCGCTGGCCTCTTTGACAACTTAGCGGCTCCTCCGTCCCGCCAGCAGTATTACATTCCCGTTGTTCCCGGCAACATTGACCCCCGCTTGTATCAGATCGCAAAGACATTTCAGTTTTATGCGTTCCGCGAGCTGAAGTTGGTCTATGTCCCCGCCGTTGGCACGGATTATGTCAATAACTTCGCCTGGGGCATCTCCCAAGATGCCGAGGAGTTCCTCCAAATCCGCGAACCTACACAACAACAAGTGCTGGAGTTCAACACTGCTGGCACCACTCCCGCCTGGCAGACCTCCACCCTCCAGTACCACCATCCCGGTACCAAGACCTGGACCACCAATTACACTGGCTCTGAGCCCGGGCCGGTGTCCCAGTTCTACCAAGCACAGATTTGCGCCGTCTTCTCCAACGTCCGCACGCCTGGCGAGCCCCAGATTGTCACAGGAACTGTCTACGTTACGTACGTCATCGACCTCTACGAACCACAACCTGTTGAAGACCTGGTGGCTGGCCACGCTGCCAACCCAGAGAATGGCTACATCGGGCACACACCCGAGGACACGCGCCTCTGTGAACTTGAACGGCAACTCCGCGAGTTGCTGCTCCGGGAATCAACATCACCCCATACCCCGCTCTCCCCGCTTTTGCCTGCGCTGGAGAGCAAAGAGGACTTTCCGGACCTTCCATCCCCCTTGGTCCGGTCTCCCTCCGTCCTCCTAAGCCCAATACTTCTTTAAGCGTTGGCCGCCCCCTGCGGGGGCGTGGTCCAGCTGGCGACCATTCACAAAAACCTAGCAGTCAGCAGTTTTGCTGCCGTATTCGGGGTTTGCAGTCAGGAATCGAAATTCCATCGGGCCTAATAAGCTCGGGTGTTGTGGGTGTAGGCATTGTAACACACACAGCACAGTTGTGGTCATTAGTAAGTGGCAAGATAAAAAGTTGGACACCAGGGCTCTCCACCCTCGGCTGCACCGGATCATTACCGGTGTATTAAGCACCATGCTCCTATTGGACGGGTGCACCGACCAACTTCCTCTGCTCGCGAAAGCGGGCCTAGGATCGCCCAGAATGGGATCGGCCTAAGAACCGATGATGCCGCAGAAATTTGACCTATAAGTTCGCGTTGCGCCTTACTTCCACCATGGGACGTTCTCGTGGTGGGGGAGGAGGCGCTTAGCTGGGGAACTAGCACGCACGGTTGGCCCTGCCCGGGGGTTACTGATATGCACTGACTGCCACGCCACAACCGATGCGGTTGACCGGGCAATTCCTCACGGGTGTAGTCGCAACACACTTAGTGGGGACTTTTACTACTTTAGAGAAAGTGGAACCCTTATCAATGACATGCTAGGTACACCGAAACATGTTAACGATTTGCCGCCGGGGAAGCCCGGCGGCCCAAGCGAAGTGGAAGCCCCACACAAACACGAAGCGGAAGCCCCGCAACCCACGAAGGGAGATAACGCCTCCCACCCCAAGAAGTGGATCACCAAGTCCACAACGCCCAATTCTAAACCTCACGGCCCTGCTGGTAGTAAGCTTGCTGCCAAACCGGGGGGGAAAGTCAAGGGAAAAGCAGGGAAAAATAAGCCTAGTGCCGGCCACGGTGCGAAGCCAGTTGGACTGCAAGATGCAGGGTCCAATGATCTCCCCTCCACACCGGAGAAGATTACTGCAGAATCCGCGGAGCACGACTGCCGCGATGACCCGGAGCCTTTCGACGGGGGTTTTTCATTCTACCCCGGTGGCCGATCATTCGGCTGGTGTGACTGTGACAGCATCGATCACGTCCACGTCGTTCTCTGGCATCGCCGCGACAAAGTCCGCGTAGCACCGGCCGCTGGCCAGTGTCCTCCTCAGGAGGAAAAGAAACCGAAACACCCCGCCCAGAAGCGCGTTGAGAAGCGACTGAGTGGGTTGCCCAAATTGGTCAGGCAGTGTTTCCTCCGGCGATCTTGCCCTGAGGGACACCACCATCTGCGAGCGTCCACGCGACCGATGACCATGCAGGAAGTCGACAAATGCTATGCAACTGTCGAGGTGCTAGACAATGGAGAGGGTGCGGAGCTTTGCCCCAAACCTTTCAACGCAGAACCCAACGTGCTTGTTGGTGGATCGAGTGTGGCGCAAGCCACTGCTGACTCTAATAATCTTCCGATCCCCAGCGCGCCCGTTGACAATGCCGCGAACTTCCCTCCGTTGAAGGCATCAGACGACGCACCCAAGGTGGCCCTTGGTCCCGTCGCCCCGCAGCAAGCGGAAATCCCCGTTGCCCCGTCCGCCCCCCCCGCGAACGATGACGTTGTTGGCGCCGATCAACAGCCCGACCCTCCGGTCGTCATCGCGGCCAAAGCTGAAGTGGTACACGCCCAGGGAGATGAGAAGGAGCTCGAGGTTAAAGAGCCAGATGAGCCTCCCGCAAAGGCGCCTGATCCGCAGGCCCTTCTCGTCGTTGCTGCGCCCGCGGCTCAACCCGCGGCACCTGTGCCTCCGGTCGTGGCACCTCCGCCCCCACCCCCTCCTCCGGCCGCCCCGATCGTCGCGGCCGCACCCCAACCACCACCCGCCGCGCAACCACAACCACCACCAGTTGTTGCGGCCCCCCCAGCTGCTCCCGAGGATGTGGACCTCGTACAGACTCAAGTCCTTATGTACCTCAAGTGCGGGACTGATCCGCAGCAGCCTGGGTGCGACTTCACTAAGTGGATTTACCGAAATCTGCTCTTCATGAAGGAGCGAAAAGATGCAGTGTACCAACGCGTTCTCGACGATATGTCCACCGAGATTGCCACCGTCACCGAGATCTACGAGACCAGCTTCTCGTGGAACTTCTGGAACGGCACCTGGCAGTCTCGCAGATACAATCCATTCAGCAAGACCACTGGGCTCCATTGGCTGCTTATGTACTACGACCAGGTCTACTGGGGTTTCATCTACAACGAGATGTACACAACCCTACGTCAGTCCAATCAGTGGGACACGAGCATGCAACTCGGAGACCGAGGTCCGCTTGAGACGATCCATTCGTTCTTCGTCAACATCCTCGCCTACGAGGCTCCCGACAAGCTCGCAAAGTGGAGGAAGAACGAGCGCATTTTCACGTGCACTCTCAACTACTGCGTTAACCGATACGTAGTAGTGCACGGCATCCGCCGTGCTCACACCCGGGCGGGCGTCCCGGATTTTCGGTCCGCGGGAGCGTTGCAGGAAGCCTTACGCAACGCCCCCCTTTTAAATGGGCAGTAGGCGAGTGTTGTCTGAAAGAAGACTACGCGTTCGACGAGGATCGATTCAAGATCTTGTCCGGACGCCAGTACTTCATCAACAATGAGTTGGCGTTCCCGCCGACTCCCAACGCCAAGGGCGACGGTTTTTACCGCACCGTCTTTGGCGGGTTCTCGTTGAGCTCAATCGTTTATGCCCGTTCTAACCAGGGCATGAATCTGGCACTTCGCCGCCTCACGGCGGTACGCTTCCTGGATGGTCGGCCAGGAGACCCTTACTCCGTTCGCTCCGTAACACATAAGAGAATGTTCATGGAACAGCGCACGTTCTTCGTGAACCACGCTGGATTTTTTCTAAAGTTGCGGAAACAGATGGAGCCTCACTTCGAGGGTTACACAGACATGGACACTGAGTTGCGCCAGCACCACGCTGATCCGCACCCGAAGGTGAAAGGCCGCATCCACGCCTACCACCAACTCAATGCCACTGGCGAACGCTACTCTCCCTACTACGGACTTCGGGCCGTCAAGTACAAACAGAAGGGGGAGGAGCAAGCCAAACCCGGGAAGAAGCCAAGGGGCATCGGCGATATGCAGATTCCTGCATCGCTCCAAGGCTTCCGACTGATGGGCTTTTTCAAGACTGCCCTATCGGATGAAATCGAATACCTCGGCGGTATTATGCAATTCGTGAAAGCGCCCACGCCCGCTCTGATGACACATGTGTTTGACAACCTAATCAATTTACGATACAGGTATTTCATCGCAATCTTCTCAGACGACAGCGTCCTTGCGTACCGCGATATGCATGGGAATATTATTACGGCGAACTTGGACATTTCGTCATGCGACGCCTCGCATGGCCCTTCTGTCTTTGACGCCTTTGTTGACGTGTTCCCCGCCCGCATTCGTGACGATGCTCTTCAGCTCGTCGGCCAATGCCGCCAACCATTTGTGGTCACCGACGTCAACGACTACAAGCGTCGTGTTACGTTTCGCAGCAACGTGCCACTGCTGTTCTCCGGCTCAACCATCACCACGGGGATCAACACATTAGCAGTGTGCGCGATAGCAGCATCCATCGCCGAGTCCATCGACTCAGGTTTACCCCCCACCGAGCTTATCACCTCTGCAGCAGAGAGGGCTGGTTACCGAGTGACTGTCGAGATTTGTCATGACTATGCACAGATCCAATTCCTCAAACACAGCCCTGCTTACTGCACACGTGGTGTTCTTCGCTCGGTCATCAACCTTGGAGTGTTCTTACGCTCCGCGTGGCAATGTTGCGGCGACCTCCCAGGCCGTGGGCCCCTCCGGGCTCGCGGCCGTTCCTTTCAGCGTGAACTCCTTCAAGGGATGTTCCCCCACCTGCGCACCCCCTTGGTGGATGCTATGAAGCTGCGTCTCAGTGACGCGGCACCTAGCGCCGCCTCTCGTCGCATGGTTTCGGGCCAACTCCTTTACAAGGTATCCGCTGACGGTGAGTCTTTTTCACTTACCACCGCCGAACAGTTTCGGCGGTACTCCACTGTTGGGACTTGTCCCCACATGGACCAAGGTGAGATCGACCGGCTAGTGTATGCTATGTCCCTCATGGACTATGGTGACCACTACGCTGACTCCGGAGTAGCCAAAATTGCGATGCGCGACTACGGGCTTGACTGTCGATACGGTTACCCCGCGCACTTTGTTCGGAAGTGAGCATCCATGAGCTCCCCAACGCTTCCAACTGCCCAAGGCTTGCCAGATCCTTGAGTAGCGCTCCTCCTTATAAGATTGGCTAAACGGGGTTCGGCGTAGGAGAACGCTAGCGCGGTGTGTTTTGCACACCTGCCCC